GCAGTACTAATAAGGCAAGGCTAAAACCCACTAAAACAGGCAAAAACAACACTTTCAAAACATCGCAAGATATAGAGCGTCTATCACCCCTGCAATTTTCTGATCCTGATCAAGCGGAAACCACCCGACCCGATCGATAGCCTAGATATTATTAGGGATTTTATTATGATTGCGATCGCCGTCCTATTTTCCCTGTTCGCCTTATCTCTGTTACTCCTAGTTATGTGGCTTCTAGATAATCATCAGGGCTTCTATTAAAACCTATGCACCAAACCTTTTTAATCGATCACTTTTGCAGCCTGTTGGTTTTGGGCCTTCTGGCTTTTTGTCTTCTAGACTCTGGAGAAATAGATGACAGATAATCGCAAACCATTTTCAAGCGACTTCCAACACCTGAGAGAAAACTGGGATTATTATTCTGGAAACACTTGGCAATTCTGGATCGGCGCAAGGGTAGCGCATGGCTCCCCTCAGTATCTGGAGATCATGAATGAAGTATTTAGAGTCTTCCAGAGCGCCAACAAAATTCAAGAGTGCGTCGATCGACACCGCCGGGCTTTAATCAGCAAACCGCCGGTCTGGTATTTTACCAACCCAGAAGGGGAACGCACCCCAGCTAGTACCGCCGATCTCAAATTGCAGAGATTGATCGATCGATGGTCACGCAGGAAAAACCCCTTAGTCGAAGCCCTCACCGCCACGCTCCTAGAGGGAAAAGGATATTTAAGATTATGGTCACCAGTTCAATCCTCAAACAGCCCAAACCCCTACGATCGCATCTCCATACATTCTCCTGCACCGGGGTCTGTGGAGATAAAAAGGGATGGCGACGACTTCATAGAAGAAATAAATTACAGATATTCAGACTCCCAAAACCAGCCGCTCATCGAAAAGCAGTATTTAAATCCCCAAGGGCTAACTGTCTTTGAAACCATTAGAGGCAAAGAAATCACGGAACAGATCGTCCTAAATCTGGGGGGAGGGTTTTCGGTGGTTGAGATACGAAGGGAGCCATTGATCACGGACACAGTCAAGCGGGCCCAAAACGGGATCAATTATGCCCTAACAATGCTCATTAGAAATATTGGCTATTCTGGATTCTTGAGGGAATTGATCCTGAATGGGCAACCCCCCGGCGAGTGGGTAGAGGATCGATCGCAGCCCAACGGGCAGAAGTTTGTCCCCAATGCTGAAGGATTTGAAACCAGCCCCGGCATTACTAATTTTGTCATGGGCGCTCCCACCTATGACCGCGAAGGAAACATAACCGGGTACACCAGCCCAAACGTAAACGTCCGCCAGCCGATCGACCCCTCAATGTTTCTGGAAACCGTACAAGCTGAAATTAAAATAATCTATGAATCAATGGGCCAAGGGCATATCCTTGCTACGGACTCACAACTAAGCGGCGTGTCAAGAGTGCAACTCAGACAAGATTTTGTTACAGCCCTTGGTGAAGATGCTTCTGCTATTAGTGGAGCTTTAGCAGAAATTTATAAATCTGCTCTCCTGATGCTTGATCCCGAATCAGTAAATCTTGATCTAGTGGTCAAGTGCCAACTCTCTGTCAGCCAACCAACCCCCGAAGAAATGAGAGAAATTAGGGCAAATTATCAGGCGGGGTTATTGAGCCGATCGACCGCCATGTCCTTTTTGGGGATTGACAATCCTGATGCTGAAGCCGAATTAATCTCTGAAGAAAAAGAATCAACAAACACGGATCAAAATAATGACATCCCCACAGCTAATATATCCCCTCCAGACCCCACCCCCCCTGATCGATGATCCGGGCCATGATTTGACCATCTTTGAAAGGTATCACCGTGAACTGTGGGGTCACGATTCCCCATCGATTACCAGAATAAACAGAGGATTGAAAACCTATGAGGATCATCTAAAGCACAAAGTCCCCACCGAGTCACAAGCAAGATTAATTAGTGAAATCCAAGCCCTGCTAAAAATGGTAGTCCCCCGCCTAGAAGTAGGTAGAGGGTTGCTACCCCCGGAAACTTTGGTTAACTTTCTACAGGAATGGGATGCCATGGCGCCGGGGCTAGAATTTTCTGATCTTGATCAAGCGGAAAACTCTTCTACCGATCGCTAGGCTAGAAATTATTTGGATAATAATATTTATGGATTTACGCCAAGTTTTTGATTTTTTGGAGGGGCAGGAAAACGGTGAAGCAATGGCTGCGGCGATCACAACCAAGATCACCGCCTTAAATAATGAGGCTGCACAATGGCGGGTCAAATTGAGAGAATCAGCGTCGGAGCTAGTGCGTATTCAAGAATTGAGCGGGGGTGATAGTCAAGCCTTAGAAGGAAAACTAACCGCCCTAACTCAACAGCTAAAGGCTGCACAAGTCGAAATAGACACTGCCAAAACTTCTCAAGCTGATTCGATCGCCAAAGAGGCGGGGTTAAGAAAAACCCTAATTCTCCAAGACGTGGCTGTCAGAGCTGGGGCCGATCGAACCGCACTCACTGAAATCCTCCAAAACATCGAACCTGACAAAATCGTAATTTCTGAAAATGGCATAACCGTAGATGGGAAACCACTAACAGAATTTGCACAAGCAAAAGGCGACTGGGCAGTTAGGGCGTTATTCCCTACCGCTCCTAAGCCAACACTACCCACTGGCGGGACTTCAGGACAAGCCCCAAAAAATCCGGTAGAGGACTATTTTAGACAAACCTACACTTTACCCAAGGCTAAAACTAATGCCCCAAGTTGAATTTTCCACAGATACGATCGGGTATCAAAATTTCCTAGCAGAGGACTTATCTAGCTACAATCTCATCCCGGCCGGGGCAAAGATTAACCCCGGCGAATTTGCTGCCTATGGTTCGATCTTTGTCACGGTAGCAACTGGAGGGGCGGCTATTAGTGCCGTTTCAATCCCCATCACTGCTTTGGCTCCTCTAGAAAAAGTAGGGACGGCTATTCTGCCGATCGGGGTGGTCTTAATTTTTGGAGTGAAAAAGTTTGCAGTACTCACAGCCCCCGCTCTCGCTGGTGACACTGCGATCACGGTACAAGCCATACCAACCGCCCTAGTCGCCACGGATTCTGCTAACTATTCCCCCGGCCATTCCAAGCCAATCCAAGCGGGTTTACTTGTGGGCAGGACATTCGCAGAAAGAGATTCAAGCACTCCTTACGGGGTAGCGGACGTGGCTGCTGATACCGACATCTATTTAATCGGCGTTGGGTGCCAAGATGCGAATATTAATCCTGAAATCGTTTTACTTCGACACCAAACTTTAATTTATGAAAACCGTCTCCCCGGCTGGGCCGCAATGACCGTAGCCCAAAAAGCCAAGGTGCGATCGCTATACGAATGCATCACTTCAGCTAATTAGTCGGGTAGATATCGACTGAATTTATCAACCGCTAACTAGGAAAAAGAAAGATGGACATTCTAAAATTTTACGCAGACTTGCAAGCTGATGGGTATTTCGCTCGGATGATGATGAATCCCATTGCTCAATTTGGGACTACGGCAGAACCATTTTTGGGAGCCACATTACTGCCTGAAGTTCTCAAAGATGAGAACGCATACCAAGAAACCCAAGTCCGCTACCGAACCACCCCCGCCCTAGACGGTTCTAGATACAGTCCGACTCAACTAGATAATTCTGGCTATCTAGTCGGCTCCGTTAAAGTTGAATTTGGGGATACAGATATAGCATCCCAGATCACCGCTCAAGAACACGATGGGCTAATTAAATTATTAGCTAGGGGCGGAGACGTTCAAGCTCTGGCAAATGCTATCCAGTGGGCCGATCGGACTTTGCTACGTCCCCATTCAATTAAAAATGAAATTCAGCGGTGGCAAGCGATCGTCGACTCCCAGGTAGTCCGCCGGGGTTCTAACGGTCTGATAGAGACCGTAAACTATCAAAACCCCGAAGGGCATAGAGTCACGCCCACGATCGCCAGTGGAACCCTAGCCGCTCCTACAGGATGGTACGGCTCCAACTACGATCCTTTTGCCCTAGACATTTTCCCTATGGCTCAAAATCTCGCAGCCAAAGGGTACACGATCAATCGGATCATCACTTCCAGGGCGATCGCCTATGTACTAGCCCAAAATCCCAAGGTAGTGCAGCGGACTTCTAGAGTGACAATTACAGGGGGTGAGCTAACAGCTGTTATGGGGCAAGTAAGCCTAGCGGAATTAAGTCAAATCACAGTGCAAGATTCCCTGCCTCCCATTGAGCTTTACGATCGGGTTTACAGAACAGAATCCGGGACTTTTCCGTTCCTTAACAAGAATGCTTTTGTAATGGTTTGCTCTACAGGGCGGGACGTATCCGTTGATCTTGGGGATACCGGGATTCTACAACTCACAGACACCCTAGGCTATTACGGGATCGGTCGTCCTGCCGGAGCCTCTAGCCCCGGACGTGTTGTGCATACCGAGATCAAAGAACGCAAGCCGATCGGGCTGTATGGGGAATCATATCAAACCGGATTCCCAGTCATTACCGAACCCGAAGCGATCGCCGTGATTACGATCGCCCCACCAACAGCTTAACCATGCAACTAACCCTGCCAGCCGCTCTCGCCTCTCTAAAAAATCTGCCAGCCGTCCGGGACTTGCCCGTGATTTTAGATGACGATTTTCTAAATAGACTCTTAACTTTATCCGCCGGGGTTAATGCCCAGACAGAAACGGTTTATCGAGTCTATTACGTGGCTGCAAAGTTTTTAGAGCAGATTCGATCGCAACACACCCTAAAGTCTGCGGACGGTGCTGTTTTCACGGAACTGGCTATCCCGATCGCCTCCCTGCTAAATCTGCAATTCAGTGAAGATTTAGCACTGGGATTAATCATCCCCCCCGGCTTTGAATCCGTGCCAATATCGATCGCATCGCACCGGGGCAAAGTCTTTGGAACTAAATCCGTGCGTGTGAGACCAGTGCTATGAGTAGCAGCCCATTTTTCGATTTTGTTAATGCAACCTTGACCTTTAAAGTTCCGGGAGCAATCACTCTTGATCCCTCTGGCAATCCTTTTAGCACCTCCACACAATTGATAGTCAAGGCGATGCTCACGGGCGATCGAAGGGCTGCCAACTTCCTAAGAATGGGTACGGGTGTAGATTTAATTCCACTAACAGGCAGATGTATCGAGCCGTTGCAATTACCGCCGGGATTGGTTGCTGATTCTGTAGCGATCGCCCTAATCGGGGATCAAGTTGGCGAGTTTATTTTATCCGGGTCTATTCAGTCCCCTTATTATCCCGGCACACTTCTGGGGCAGAAACTTGTTGGCAACTTTAGAGTCAAGAAAATCTGGGGGGATTTTATCTAATGGCTAAATCAATTACTGTCAGGGTTCGAGCTTCGGACGTTCTAGCAAGACTAGCCATGGCAGCCGAAAAACTTGGCAATCTATCTATCCCTGTTAGCCAATCTGCTGAATATATGCTGAAGGAAACGAAGCTAAATTTTGCCAAAGAATCAACTCCAGACGGCGCAGGATGGGCTGCATTAGCAGCTAGTACCTTAGCCCAAAAAAGCGGCAGCAAAATTCTGGTAGAATCCGGGGCGCTCTTAGGTTCGATCGCTATTCAAGGGGCCGGATCGAAACAAGCATTCATAACTAGCACCGGGGTAGCTTACGCTATCTACCACGCAGCCGGGACTTCTAAAATGCCAGCCCGTAAATTTATCGGGATTTCGGGGCGGCACCAAACCCGGATCAATCAGATATTCAAGAGATACGTAAAATCCCTATCCCTGTGAAATGGACATTCAAACGATCGAACAATCTCTAATAGATCGGGTATCCCCACTCAGAGCCACTGGCATCTGGGTACGGGGTTTACCTAATTTGGCAAGCGATTTAGGACTAAACACCAACACCGGTATACTCACAATTTATCTAGACAAAACCGACTTTAAATCGCCCGACTCCCTAGGGCTAGTGGTTCAGCCCGTACTCCTACAGTTTGTTATCGAACTCCGATTAATTGATCTTAGGGAACCGAATGGAGCTTATGCAGCGATCCGATATATCTGCAACCGACTAATAGGTTTCGCTCCCCCGGACTCTGAGAATATCTACCTGCTCTCTCACGAATTTATGGGGGAGAAAGATAAGCTATGGGTTCATCAAATACGGTTAATAGTCCCCACAAGACTGTTTGAGATTCCCGATATAGAGTCTTATGTCCTCTTGAAACAAATCACTCTAGAAGATGGATATGGCAATGTGGTAATCAATGAAGACAGCCCATTCTATAGCCCCAGAGCTTGGTGACATGACTCCGACCTGAAGGTACGGAGCTTCTTTGAATCACTTCAAAGATTTCCTAGTTGCTCCCTTTCGGGTTTTCGACTTTGACCTAGACTGAGGTATCTCAGCCCCCGGCAAACCGTCTGCATAGGCGTTTTGGATTCCCGACTGCCCATCGGTACTAATTAATTCTATTCCTCTATTTCTAATTATTTGACCACTAGCCACATCTCTATCAGCAATGAATCCACATTCTTGACAATGATGCACTCTAATACTCAAGTCTTTTTTAACTGTTGCGCCACACTCAGGACATTCTTGAGAAGTCCCCCT